AAATGGCATCGTTGGACCACAGGGCCCCGCAGGGCCACAGGGACCACAGGGCACCCCCGGCGCCACAGGAGCCACAGGAGCCACAGGAGCACAAGGCCCCGGCGGACCACAAGGCGCACAAGGCGTGCCCGGTATACAGGGCTTACAAGGCCCCGTTGGCCCACAGGGTTCACAGGGACCAACTGGCGCGGCGGCAACGGCCACGGCCGGCTCTACAACAACAGGGCTTCCGGGGTCTTCTGCCTCGGTTGTTAACGTCGGCTCAACGTCGGCCGCTGTTTTTAATTTTACAATCCCCCGTGGCGATCAGGGTCCCTCTGGACCACAGGGCATAGCAGGCCCCGGCGTGGTTCCCGGCGGCACCGCAGGTCAGGTGTTGATTAAGCAAAGTAGTGTTGACTACGCAACAGCGTGGGGCGCGGTAACTGGCGGCTTGTCATATTTAGGTTTTTGGAACGCGCTTACCAACACCCCCACACTGGCATCAAGCGCAGGAACTAACGGCAACTATTACGTTGTCAGTGTTGCAGGAACAACCAACCTAAATGGAATTACAGACTGGCAGGTTGGTGACTGGGCTATTTATAACGGTACAGCGTGGCAAAAGATTGACCAGAGTAACTCAGTTACATCTGTTAATGGTTATACAGGCGCCGTCAATCTTTTATATTCCGACGTGGGTGCTCCTTCAGTTTCAGGCATAAACGCAACAGGCACTTGGGGTATTGGAATTACAGGCAACGCCGGCACTGTAACAAACGGCGTGTACACCACAGGCAGTTATGCAGACCCATCTTGGATCACGTCTTTAGCAACAACCAAGCTTAGTGGAACAGTAACCAACGCGCAACTAGCAAACAGCCAGATTACACTAGGCACAACCAGTATTGCTTTGGGTGCCACGTCCTTGGCCCCCGTAGGTTTGACGTCTATTACTTTGACGCAAGACCCCACAACCGCGTTTCAAGTTGCAACTAAACAGTACGTAGACACTTTGGTGTCATCCGGCATTACGTACCACGCACCAGTCAAGTACGAGGTTCCTAATTCTACAGGGAATTTGAACGCTACGTATAACCAACCCGGCGGCCCCGGAGTGGGTGTTAATGCCACACTGACTAATGCAGGGGCGCTTGTAGCTTTTGCACCAGACGGCCCTACCGCGTCTATTGGCGATCGTATTCTTGTTTATAACCAGACCAATGCTTTTGAGAACGGTGTTTACACAGTTACAACTGTAGGAAATGGTTCAACAGCTTGGGTGCTGACCAGAGCAACAGACGCAGACACCTACGCACTAAAGAGCCCTAATGGTTTAGGCAACGGTGACGCGTTCTTTATCACATCTGGTATCAGTGGTGCGGGTGAAACGTATGTATGCAACACTGTTGGTGTGATCACGTTTGGTACAACAGCAATTACTTTTGCTCAAATATCGGCTTCACAGGTTTACTCCGCTGGCACGGGTTTGACACTGACAGGCACAACCTTCAGCATCTCTAACACCGCAGTAACCGCCGGCGCGTATGGTTCAGCGTCTTCTGTCGGCACGTTTACAGTCAACGCACAAGGCCAGCTAACCCTTGCAGGTAACACCGCTATTGCAATTGCCGCGTCTCAAGTAACATCTGGCACGCTTGCGGTTGCTCAAGGTGGCACAAATTCAACAGCCACACCTACCGCTGGCGGAGCTAGTTACGGCACAGGAACGGCATACGCTTTTACCGCGGCCGGCACAGCGGGTCAGGTATTGACTTCTAACGGGGCAAGTGCACCCACATGGTCTGGCATTTCAGGAGGCACGTTCTAATGGACTCGCAAGACCTATTCAACGCGGCTATAACACTCTCTGGTGCATTTGGGGGCTGGATCTTGAAAACAATTTGGGACGCCATCAAAGACCTCAAGACAGAGGTTAAAGAACTAAACCGCGAGGTCAACCAAGATTTTGTAAGACGCGAAGACTTTAAAGACTCGATCGGCGAGATTAAAGAGATGCTCAATAAGATTTTTGATAAGTTGGACAACAAGGCAGACAAGTGAAATGGGCAATTTATTTTTTGCTTGTTTTTTTCTTGTTGGTTTTGCCGGGTGCATCAAGCCAAGCCTCTAAAACAGAATACCGTTGTGTTCGTTGGGCGTGGTCAGGAGATGTGTTTAACCGCAAAACCATTTGTCTTGAATGGAAAAAGAAATGATAGACCCCATAACGGCGCTAGCAGGACTACAGAGTGCAATCAATGTAGTCAAAAAGGCCAGCAAGGTTGCGAATGACCTAGCTGGCTTGGCCCCGTCTATTGCCAAGATGTTTGACGCCAAAAGCACCGCCACTAAGGCGATGCTTCAGGCAAAGCGCACTGGCGGTAAATCCAACCTTGGCGCGGCGCTACAGATTGAGATGGCCTTGGATGAGGCTAAGAGATTTGAAGAACAGCTAAAGATGCTGTTCATGCAAGCTGGCCGAATAGACGTGTGGAATGCGACCAAGGCACGGCAAGCTGAAATGGATCGAGATGACGCCAAAGCAATGGCTGAGTTAAAGGCAGAAGAGAAGAAGCGCAAGGAAGCCGAGCAAGAGCAGATGGAGTGGGCAGTTGCGATTGTTGTGCTCGTGATGCTCGTCGGCGCAATTGGTTGGGGCATTAACGAGATTGCCGAGTTCTGTGCCAATACAAGGTGTGGTCGGTGAATGAGTACCAAAAACAGTTTGACCTCTTCCTCAAAGTCTTTGTCAGGCTGTGTATTGCTTGGTGGGTGCTTGGCCTGCTCCAGTATTTGCCTGACGAGTTGGCGGGCAAAATTGTAGATAAACTTCTTGGAATGATTGGACTTTAAATGCTAACACTACTCTCAACCCTTATCTCTTTTTTGATGGGTGGTTTACCCAAAATTCTTGACTTCTTTCAAGACCGTGCAGATAAAAAGCATGAGTTAAACCTTGCCCAGATGCAGATACAGCGTGAACTAGAATTACGCAAAGCAGGCTTTGAAGCCCAAGAGCGTATCGAGCATATCAAGTCAGAACAGCTTGAAACAGAGAGCGCGGCTAACACCAAGCAGGTTCTGATCGGCGCTCAACAAGCCGAGATGCAGTCCATCTACGCACATGATACGGCCTTGAACGAGGGCACATCCACATGGATGAAGAACCTTCGCGCTTCTGTTCGCCCTGTTATCACATACGGCTTTTTCTTCTTGCTGGTGTTTGTTGACGTTGGCCTGTTTGTCTATGGTTGGAGCCGTGGCGTGCCGTTCACAGAGTTGGCCGAGATGCTGTGGGACCCTGAGACACAAGCCTTGTTTGCCAGTATTATTGCTTTCCACTTTGGCGGCAGAGCGTTTGGCAAATGAAAATATCAGTTAAGTGCCTGCACATGATTCGCCATCACGAGGGCGTGAGGCAGAATCCCTACAAATGCCCTGCAAAGCTGTGGACTGTGGGTGTGGGGCACGTTATGTTCCCAGAGCAGGGTAAGCTCAAGATAGACCAGCGGGACGCCTTTGTGCCCCCGCCAGAGGCCATGCGTAAACACTCAATGGAGGAAGTCGATGCAATACTTAGGGCAGACCTTGCTCGGTTTGAGAAAGGCGTGGCTACTTATTGTCCTGTGCCTCTTACTCAAGGACAGTTTGACGCGCTGGTATCATTTGCCTTTAACGTGGGTCTAGGGACGCTCCAGAGGTCAACCCTGCGTCAAAAGGTGCTTCGTGGCGACATGGAGGGCGCGGCGGAAGAGCTTTTGAAATATTGCATGGCCGGGGGTAAAGTTCTCAAGGGCCTGCAAAAGCGCAGAATTGACGAACGCGCTGTGTTCTTGTCATAGGGCGAAGGTGTTTGTTTTTATGGGTAATTATCTATAGGAGCGTAACAACATGGCACGAGCACACGACAAACCTATTCCCCGTAAAACCACGGGAAAAGACAAAACGTACAACCCCACCGACAAGGGTGCGGGCATGACGGCTAAAGGCCGTGCCGAGTATAACGCCAAGAATAATTCAAACTTGAAGCCCCCCGCGCCAAACCCCAAGACCAAGGCAGACGCGGGCCGTAAAGCAAGTTTTTGTGCAAGGATGGAAGGCGTTGTGGCCAAGTCTAAAGGACCTGCAGAACGCGCTAAAGCCTCTTTGAAGAGTTGGAATTGCTAATGAAACCCGGACTATACGCAAACATTCACGCAAAACAGGAACGTATCAAAAAGCAAAAAGCCCAAGGGCTTCCTGTTGAAACAATGAGAAAACCCGGCACCAAGGGTGCACCAACAGCGCAGGCGTTCAAAGACTCTGCTAAAACAAAAAGGAAATAACATGGCCTCTAACTACAAACCACGCATCGACCACTCTAAAAAAGACCACGAGTCTGACATGGAGCAAGACAAGAAGGTCGTTAAAAAAGCAATTGCAATGCACGACAAGCAAGAGCACCCCGGCGAAAAGACAGATTTGTCCAAGCTCAAAAAGGGCGGTCGCGCCAAGATGAAGGGCACTGTGCGTACGTACAAGGCCGGCGGTTTGACCGGTGTTAAGAGCATTGACAAACAACCTAACGCAAAAAGCCCCAAGAAGACTGTTGAGAAGTACAACATGGGTGGCGCGTGCTAAATGCCCATCAAGTCTAAGTCACAGGAACGCTTGATGCAGGGGGTGGCTCACTCCCCCGAGTTTGCCAAAAAGGTAGGCATCAAGCAGTCTGTGGGTAAAGAGTTTGTGAAAGCAGGCCCCGCTCAGAAGAAACTTCCAGAGCGCATTAAGAAAAAATAATGGCAAGTAATTACGACAACACCTCGAACACAACTGCGCAGACCGTTATCACGGTCGACCAGTTGATCTCGTTCGCGTACAGCGAGGCGGGCAAGCTGGCCGAGGAGTTGACGCCAGAGTACATCAACCGTGCCCGTCAGGCGCTTTGGTACATTCTGATTAACCTGTCTAATCGCGGCGTTAACCTGTGGTTGTTGGAATACATTGTGATGGGCAGTTCTGCCCAGACGCGCCAGTACGAAATGCCGCGCGGCACCGTGGACGTGCGCGAGGCCAACTACCGTTTAATGACACGCCCAAGCACCGTGTCAGACACCACAGGCGGCGCGTTCAACACAAACAACATTGACCTAGAGTACACGATTGCCGCGGGTGGTTCAGCAACAGCCACGTACAACGCAACACGCTTTTTGAGCGCCGGTTTCTATTCTGATACACGCAACGTGACACTGAACGTTGAATACAGCTACGACGGCATTACTTGGGTTGCGCTCACAACAGTGACAAACAGCGCCGCCAACCCGTGGGGGTACACGCAGATTGACGGGTCTCCACAGGCTATCTTTTGGCGTTTGCGCAACACCTCGGTGGTTGCTGTTAAGGTACGCGCTATCTCTTTGGCCTCGGTTCAACAAGACGTGCCGATGGCGCGCTTGAACCGTAACGACTACTACAGCCTACCAAACAAAGACTTTATGAGCAACCGTGCTCTGCAGTACTGGTTTGATCGTCAGGTAACACCTATTATCAATTTGTGGCCTGTGCCGCAAAATGCGTTTCAGACGTTCCAATTTATCATTGAGATGCAACCACAAGATGTGGGCAAGCTCACAAACGAGATTGCTATTCCAGACCGTTGGGTCCCTGCTATTCAGGCCCAGTTGTCACACAGGGTGGCCAAGCTGTTGCCCGGCATTGACCCTGCAAGAATCAACATGCTGAAACAAGACGCCGCAGAGGCCACGTTGTCGGCTGAAGATGAGGACCGTGATAAGTCCCCAATCTATTTCCGCCCCAACATTAGTTATTACACTCGATAAGGAACCATTCAAATGGCTCAAGCAGGATTTACACCAATTCAACTTTATTTCAGCACCACAGCGGCGGCTGTACCTTTAGCGGCAAACCTTGCGCAAGGCGAGTTGGCAATCAACATCACCGACGGCAAGCTGTATTACGAGAACAATTCTGGTGTTGTGACGTTGCTTGCTTCAGCCGCTGGTGCTTCTGGCGATGTGGTTGGCCCAGCCTCCGCAACAGATAATGCTTTGGCAAGGTTTGACCTCACCACAGGCAAACTGATTCAGAACTCTGTTGGCATTTTGAGTGATGCAGGTGTTTTGACTGGTCTGACTGGCATCACATCCTCTGGCTCCATCACGTTTTCTAGCCTGACCTCTGGTCGCGTTCCTTATGCCACCACCGCTGGCTTGCTGACTGACTCTGCAAACCTGTTGTACTCTGGTACTGACCTGACTGTTTATGGTCTAACTGTAGGCCGTGGTGCAGGTGCTGTGTCCACCAATACTGCGGTGGGTGCTAGTGCTTTGGCGGCTAATACGACTGGCGGTAGAAATACTGCGCTTGGAAATGAATCGTTATTTAGCAACACAACAGGCAACAATAACCTTGCTGTTGGTGGCAGAGATGATAGTGCTTGGACTCCTTTGTATTCCAACACCACTGGTTCAAATAACGTGGCGGTTGGCAATGCGGCATTGTCAAGAAACACCACAGCATCAGCCAACACTGCTGTAGGTTACCAAGCGGCATACAGCAATACGACAGGCGCGCTTAATACTGCCGTTGGTGCAGGTGCTTTGTATAGCAACACAACAGGTGCTAGTAATGCTGGTTTAGGTGTAGACGCATTATTGGCTAATTCAACAGGTTCGTTTAACACAGCAATTGGCAGACAATCTCTTACTTCCAACACCACAGCATCTAACAACACTGCTGTAGGTTATCAGGCTGGTTACAGTAATACTACTGGTGATAGGTTGTCTGCTTTTGGTATGCGGTCTTTGTTAGCAAACACAACTGGTACTCGTAATGCCGCATATGGAATGGATTCGTTGACAACAAATACAACGGGTTCGTACAACACTGCGTTGGGCACTGAATCTCTAGCCTCTAACATCACAGGCGACCAAAACACTGCAACTGGCTATCAAGCCTTGTATTCCAACACTACTGGATTCAATAATGTGGCGTATGGATATTTGTCATTGTTTTCAAATACAAGTGCGGCTGACAATGTGGCCTATGGCGTTTCGTCTATGCTTTCTAACACGACAGGCACTGGCAACGCAGGACTAGGTCGCTCTGCACTCCGTGAAACCACAACAGGAAATTACAACACTGCTGTAGGTATGGATGCACTTCGCCTCAACACCACAGCATCTAACAATACTGCTGTAGGTTATCAGGCGGGTTATTCCAACACGACTGGTACTGGCGTAACGGCTGTTGGCGCAACCGCTCTAAAAGCAAACACAGCAACTAACGTAACTGCTGTTGGGGCTTTTGCGGCACAAGCAAATACAAGTGGGGTTGAGAATGCCGCATTTGGCTCTTACTCACTGTATAACAACACGACGGGCGCAGACAACACGGGCATTGGACATTATGCGCTTGTAACCAACACAACGGGTTCAAGCAATACGGCTTTGGGCGCTAACGCTCTCCAGTCCAACACCACAGCATCTAACAACACTGCTGTAGGTTATCAAGCGGGTTATAGTAATACTGTGGCAGACAATGCCTTCTTCGGTTGGAGGTCTGGCTACAGCAATACCACTGGTACGCCAAACGCCTTCTTCGGCGTGCAGTCTGGTTATAGCAATACCACAGGCACTAGCAACACTTTTATTGGGCAATCTTCCGGTTACTTTGTGACCACAGGTTCCAAGAACACAATCCTCGGCGCCTACACAGGCAACCAAGGTGGCCTAGACATTCGCACAGCAAGCAACTACATCGTGCTGTCTGATGGGGATGGGAATCCACGGGGCATATTTGATTCAAGCGGAAGGATGATAATTAACGGAACTGGTCAAATATACTCTTCAACTCTTTCGCTTTTTAGATCAGGTAATTCTTATAACTTAGCTTCTAACGTTTCTAGCACGGGCAATGAAGGCCATGTAGTTTTTGAAAACGGGAATGGCGCTGTTGGTACAATTTTTACAAACGGCTCTTCAACTGCCTACAACACATCATCTGACTACCGCCTGAAAAACTCTGTTGCACCCATGACAGGGGCGTTGGCTAGAGTGGCTCAACTTAAGCCTGTAACTTACAAATGGAATGCAGACAGTTCTGATGGTGAAGGCTTTATTGCTCATGAGTTGGCAGAAGTTGTACCCCAATGCGTGACAGGTGAAAAAGATGCTGTAGACGCTGACGGAAAACCGCAGTACCAAGGTATTGATGTGTCATTTTTGGTGGCTACATTAACAGCCGCAATTCAAGAGCTTAAAGCAGAATTTGATGCCTACAAAGCATCGCACCCTTAATTAACTGAAAGGAAAAATCATGACTATTGAAACACAAACCCCAACCGCAGAAGAAATTGCTCGTCACTACAGTGCCGCAATGGACTCAGTAAATCTGATTAACGCAGGACAGCCAGAAGGCATGACTGCTGAAGATTGGGCTGACACTGTTGCTCGCAACAAAGAGCACCTCAAGATCATGCTGGCTAAAGACTTCTGGACAACAGAAAATTTAGCGCCACTGCAAGCCGCATCAGCATAACGGGAAGCCACCACCCGACCTTGGTGGCGCATTAAAGGAAACATCATGGGAAAAAATGAAAAGACCCCTGTGACAATCGACGGCGTAGAGTACAAGTTTGAAGACATGACACAGCAACAGCAGATGTTGCTCAACCATGTTGCTGACTTGGATCGCAAGTTGGATTCAGCAAGATTCAACGTGGATCAGTTGCAGGTAGGCAGAGAGGCGTTTTTCAAAATGTTGAAAGACTCTTTGGAAGTAGAGCCTGAGAAAGAGTAAATAGATGACCGCACAAACGATGACGTATGACAGCCTCGTGGAGGATGTCAAAAGATACTGCGAGCGTAATGACGCGTCGTTTGTGGAACAGATCCCGCGCCTTATTATGCTCACTGAGCAGAGTATTGCCGCGGAGATCAAAACCCTTATGCAGTTGAACGTGGTCAACACCACGCTCACGGTGAACGACCCAGTTTTGCAAAAGCCCGTGCGTTGGCGCAAAACAGTCAGCATGAAAGTTAACGGACAGCCAATATTGAACAGGTCCATGGACTACGTCACGCAGTTCCAGTCAGAGTCACCCACAGGCCAGCCCTTGTACTACGGCGACTACGACTACGACCACTGGGCTGTTGCGCCAATTCCAAACGACGACTACACGGTTCAAATGATTTACTATAGCCGCATTCAGCCGCTAGACATTGAGAACCAAGAGAATTTATTAACACGCGAGGCCCCACAGGCCTTGTTGTTTGGCACGTTATTACAAACCCAAGGGTACCTAAAGAACACGGATAAACTGGCCGTATGGAAAGGGTACTACGACGCCGCAATCGCCGCGCTCAAGGGTGAGGACCAACGCCGCATGGTTGACCGCAACGCCGTCAGACAGGAACCTTAATGACAACATACACATCCCCATTTACAGGCAACGTCATCCAGCCAACAGACGTCAGTTACGCTGGCGTTGCGTTGACTGGTACACTGCAACTGTACTGGCCACAGTACGTCAACGCGGGCCAGCAGGTTGCCGCGCGCATCATGGACATACAGGCCACCGCGGGCTCTATTCTTGTCCTGCCCGACGCCACACAGGCCTCTGTTGGCCAAGATATTCTGATCCGCAACACAGGCGCTAACTCGTTCACAGTACAGCGTTTTGGTGGCACAGGCTCGTTTACTGTGGCCTCTGGAGCGGCGCAGTACACCTACATCACAAGCAACACCACGCAGGCAGGCGTGTGGGCCGTTATAGCGGTTGGAACAGGCACGTCCACAGCAGACGCCGCCTCGCTCGCTGGGGTCAGCACGGTGGCCCTTTTAGGCAAGCTAGAGTCTGCGTTCATTACCAACGAGTACGTTTCAGTACCAACAATTAACGCGGCCTCCCGCGGCTCTTGTTTTGTGTGGACCGGCGGCGCCAGCACGTGGACCCTGCCCGCGGTGTCTAACTTATCAGAGGGTTGGTTTATTCTGGTGCGCAACAACGGCACCGGCGCACTCACAATAGCAACAAGCGCTGTTGGCTCGACCATTGACAGCCTGTCTACAATTACCCTGCCGCTTGGTGACTCGTGTTTTATTTGTATAAACAGAGACCCGGCCAAACAAGACTTCTTTACCGTGGGTCGTGGCCGCCCCAACAGCTTGACGTTCTCGTCTGCCACGTACGACGTGGACACTGTGGCCGGCGCAACACTAAGCCTGATCACCAGCACGCCGTTGATCCAACGCTTCACGGCACTAAGTGGTTCGCGCACAACCAGTCTCTTGGTTCAGTTGCCCGCCGTGACGCAGGTGTACTACCTGCTTAATGACACCAACCAAAGCGGCTACAACATTAACTTCCAAGTGCAAGGAAGCGCGCAGGCCCCTTTTAGCCTGACCAACAACTCACAGGCGATTGTGCTCAGTGACGGCACCAACATCTACCCGTTGATCCAGTCCAACATCGGCCAGTTGATTGTGAACCGCGGCACCGCGGCGTCCCCTGCGTTCACCTTTGCTTTGGACCCCGTGACGGGCATGTATTCACCCAACAACTCACAGCTTGGTTTTTCTGTGGCTGGCACCAACATCGCAACCATGGACGGCACGGGCGGCGTGGGTAACTTTGTCACCACCTTTGTGGGCCGCGTTCAGGCTAACCTAATCTCTGGTGGGGCGTTCTGATGGCGGGGGGTCAAGAGCCGTCTAAAATCTTTACGCTTTTTGTCAAGCCCGGCATCAAGCGGGACGGCACGCTGTTTGAAACCGACGAGTTTAGTGACGGTATGTGGACGCGCTTTCAGCGCGGCAAGGCTAAAAAGATTGGCGGCTACCGCCAAATGTTTGCCTCCCCAACGGGCGTTCCCCGTGGGTTAATAACCAACACACAGAACGGCGTTAACTACATCTACGCCGGCAACTACAAAGGCATTGAGGTCTTTAACACCGGCACCGACCAAGGTGTGGGCGTGGGCCCTTTTCCTGTTGAATTCAACACGACGTATGTAGTCGTTCAAGTTAACACATCGCCACGAACGATACATGTTAAAGGCAACGTGGTTTCTTTGTTTCCAAACGGCACAACGTTTTGGGCGTACAACACCTCGGGTGTTCGCACCAACTACACAACAAACACAACACCAACGTATAACACACCCGGCAACTACACTGAACTACATTTAGTTTCTATCACAGGCATGCCCACCACGGTACCGTTTGAAATATATTTACCCAACGGCCTCACGTCTAACAATCAATACCTCTGGCAGTTTGACGTGGCGTTTGACTCCTCTGGCGCGGGTAATTCTAAACTGCTTGCACACCCCGGGCGCAACCTAGTAAACATCGACTCTGACGTTTTGACGTCACTGTACGCGGGTGACTTCTTACCAGACCCCACAACCGGCAGGTACGTGCTGACCCAAGTTGTGGACTCAGGCGGCGCAAACCCCACATACCTGCCCATTAACGCCAGTGGTGGTGTGGTGGTGTTACACCCGTTTATTTTTGTGTACAGCAACTACGGCGGCCTGCGCAACAACAACGTGTCTTTCACCTCTGGCACGGCCTCGGTACAAACCTTCAACGACTGGAACGGCACGCTGGCCAACGACGTGAACGTGGCGGCAGGCAAGATTGTTAAGGGCTTCCCTGTGCGCGGCGGTACCGCGTCCCCCTCTGGCCTGTTTTGGGCCACAGACTCTTTGGTACGCGCTTCCTTCACGGCAACAGCACCCTACTACTGGCGCTACGACATTGTTGCAAGCCAGATCTCTATCATGTCTTCTAGCTCGGTTGTCGAGATGGACGGCGTTTATTTTTGGATGGGTGTTGACCGGTTCTATCTGTACAACGGCTCTGTAAAGGTACTGCCTAACGACAAGAACGTTAACTATCTGTTTGACAACATTAACTTTGCACAGCGCCAAAAGGTGTGGGCAACCAAGATTCCTCGCTACAACGAGATTTGGTTCTTCTACCCGCGTGGCACTGCAACAGAGTGCACAGACTGTATTATCTACAACGTTAAAGACCAACTCTGGTACGACGCGGGTGAGGCAGAGGGCGCACGCAGGTCTTGCGGATACGTGACCGAGGTGTTCCCAAGACCCATTTGGGCCGACTGGCAGTTCAGTGGTCGCCTTGGTATTAACTATACTTTAACGTACGGCCCTAACCGCGCAACAGCGCCGGTCACAACGGCCTATCAGGTTATTGCGCCGGGTGATTTGACAACCAACCCCGCAGGCTCGTTCATGGTTTTTAACCAGACACTGGACCCAACGTTCATGTCTGCCAACCAGATCACCGCGGCGGTGTTTACTAATAACGCCTCTGGCGGATACACCACCATTACGTTTGCCAACACCGTGGCCGCTGGTGTGGTTGCTGGTAGCACCATGACGCAGGCAACCGGTGGTTACGTTATTTGGGAACAAGAGTTCGGCAAGAACAAAGTTACAGACGTAGAAGAGTTTGCAGTTGACGCGTTTGTTGAAACCTGTGACATTAGTTTTGTCGGCGGCACGCCCGCATCAGACGACGCTATTGGCATTAACAGGCGCATGCACCTAACACGTATTGAGCCGGATTTTAAGCAGGTGGGAGACATGGAGTTGACTGTTGTCGGCAGGCCCTTTGCTAACGGTGAAATAGAAGAGAGAGGCCCATTTGTGTACACAGACAGCGACGGTAAGATTGACCTGCGTACCGAATTCCGCCTGATTAACCTTCGCTTTAGAAGTAACACAATTGACGGCGACTACGAAATGGGTCGCATACTGATCACGGCCGAACTTGGCGACGAGCGTCCCTAATGCAACTCATTGAGTTTTTGCCGGACTACAACACGTGGGAAGACTGGAACGGGCAACTGGTCCACTACTTTGGGGAGCAGTCTTTTTCTGTTTTGCCTGAAGACCGGTGGCGCGAGGTTGCGCAGTCTGTTGCCGTTAATCCTGTGTTTGATAAGTACTCTGTACCAGACCCCGCGGCGTTTGAAAACTGGCAAGATTGGGCTCTCTCGTTGATTCTAGGCGTCAACGGCGACGGGGCATAAACACCTCAATTTGTGGGTAATTCTCTTTAGGAATACCCAAACCAATACACACAAATGGCACTCGAAAGATCATACAGAGCGACTTTTCAAGACACAGGAGATGACTTCGGTGGCTTGTCGTTTTTGGATTCTGGTTTTACGCCTGAGTTTTTTAATCCCGCACCACAACCTACATACCAGCCGCCTGTAGCACCAGCGGGAATGGGTCTGGAACAAGGCTATAACGAGAATGTTACGCCTGCACAACCTGCATATACACCCGCCCCAGAAATTGATTACTTTGCACAGCAATTTGAACCAGATCGATTTGCATCTATTCAACCACCAAGCCGATACAACATCTCTTCACCAGATGTTCAGGCGCAAGTCTATGCACAACAAGAAGCCGCAAGACAGGCTCAGTTAGCGCAAGAGGCTGAACAACAAAGACAGGCTCAGTTAGCGCAAGAGGCTGAACAACAAAGACAGGCTCAGTTAGCGCAAGAGGCTGAACAACAAAGACAGGCTCAGTTAGCGCAAGAGGCTGAAGCACAAGCCAGAGCACAGGCTGAAGCACAAGCCAGAGCACAGGCTGAAGCGCAAGCCAGAGCACAGGCTGAAGCACAGGCTGAACAACAACGTCAGGCTCAGTACCAAGCCGAACAACAGGCTTATGAAGACCAACAGCGAACTTACAGAGAAAATCAATTCCGCCAAGAAGAACTTCGCGCACAGAATGCCGCTAGGTTAGCCGCAGAACAAGAAACCGCAAGGCAAGCTGAAGCACAGGCAGAACAACAAAGACAGGCCCAGTTAGCTCAAGCACCCGCAGGCGGATTGCCTGTAACCGGAGCGCTTGCAAACGAAACTTTGGCATTAGGTGACAACGAAAGCGGTGTAAGAACTGCTGGTCTTGATTCTATTGATAAAAGAAGTACAGGCTTAGAAAAAAGCACTGAAGTTGTTCAAACTCCAGAAGACAAAAAGATTGCTGAAATATCTAACAGGTTGGCTGACCAAATTCTTGGTCAAAAATTAACCGACAAATGGTCTGGTCAGGGACTTGGTTCAGCCGAAGCAAATGCCCGTGACATGGCCAAGATTTTGGCGGGTATTGGAATTACTGACATCAATCAGTTTGGCCCTATAACTCGTGAAGTTCAAAAGATAGTTGGTTACGAGGATTGGGGTGACCCAATTTATCAGACTGTAACTGAGCAAACCTATGGAAATAAGCTAACAGGTCAAGCAGTTCCAAACACGTATAGCGAACGCCAGACAGGTAATTTCTTTGGTGGCACTTACGCAGGTAAAGGTAATACTGGGTACGGTGTTTACTTTGATGAAAAGGGCAACCCTCAGTTTTATACACAGGGCGCATCTAGTAGTGACCTTGATAAGATACAACCACTCTTAACACTTGCGTCATTTGTTCCCGGTCTTGCCCCGTTTGCCATGGCGGCAAACGCCGCAATCTCTGCAAGCCAAGGCAACTGGGCCGGCGCTATTTTAAGCGGGTTAGGTGCGGCTGGTCAGTTTGCTAACGCCACCGTGTCTCAAATTGACGCGCTGACTAAAGCCGGTGATTTTGCTGGCGCTAACGCACTGTACCAAAGCAGTATGCTTGCGCAAAACGCAGGTGCTATTAACACAGCAAGAACTATTGCTAGTGGACTGAACGCGCTTGATCAAAAAAATATTGCTGGCGTTGTAAACGCAGGGCTTACATTAGGCGGCGTGGGTGTTCCTCCAGAAGTAAGAACGGCGGCCACATTGTTTAACGCGGCATCGGCAATTGGAAGTGGCGACACAGCAGGGTTGCTAGACGCCGCGTCTTCCTTAACAGGTAGCAGTGACGCAAAATTAGCCTCGTCGGCTTTAAGACTTAAAACCGCGGTTGAGTCTGGTGACTTTAACGCAATCGCAAACGCCACAATGGATTTTAAAACAGCCGTTGATTCATCAACAAAAGACAACACGGCGTTCAACAAATTTAAAAATGTATTAAAAGCGGGCGGCTCTTCTGACGACGCGTTCGCCGCGGCCAGTAAGGTGACAGGCGGGGATGGAGATGGAGACGGGGATGGTAATGTTAACCAGTTCAATACCGCAATAGCAGGCGTCACACCAACAACGCTTACTCAAGATTTGCCCGCGGACGGCGACTACGCTAAAGCGGCCGAAAGCCTTATACAACAATACGATGTTGCTGGACTGGCTTTGCCTGTAGGACAACCCGGCGGAGTAAGCGCGCCCGCAACAGCGCCGCTATTGCGTTTGGTCCAAGCGGCGGCAAACGATCCTAATTACTCGTCAAAGCTTACTGCGTTAGAAAAAGTATTGACTGCCGCGGGAAGCTCTATTTCGCGTGTGTTGAACGCCGGTATTGCTCTTGGTACATATTCGCCATCTACCAACGCAGGAGAATACCAAGCATTACAACGTTTGCGCGAATCTGGAATGATTACGCTAGATGATGTGAACAGAGCTGGCGCAGGTCGAGGCGTTGTAAACCCCCCAAATGTAAAGCCGGACCCCGTAACAAGTCCTGCAACTAACAAACCTTATGTAGTACAGCCGGGCGATTATTCAGACACAACTGAACCAATTCAACCATGGCAAAACATCAACCCCACTTCTGGTTTGCCCGCGGTTAAACCACCGCCAGAAACAGAGCCGGAACCGGAACCTCCCGCAAATGATCCTGCGTTTGTGCCTCCTCCGGCCCCTCTT